GAGGACATGGATGTGGGGTGGCTTGTTCTGCATGAGGATGAGGCTGGAGGGTGTCGATTGATTGACGTTATTGTTTTCGATGAGTCGATTGATCGCAAGTCTGCTTTGATTGACAAGACTATAAACTCAGAACTGTCCGATCACCAAAATTACGGGCATCACCCTTACGAGCTATTGCGTCAAATTATGACGGGCAAATCTTTTGATGAGGCACATTTGCCTGATGGAGTTGCCGCGTATCCCTCCGCGATACCGTACCCTACGGCTGGACTAAAACATGAAACTTAGAATCCATATCAACCAGCACGTTATTCGCCGTAACGCTAAAGCCAGAGCCGAAGACCCTCATCATGTAATGGAGCCTTGCATCACGGTCAAGAGTTACAAGGACAACACCTACGGCAGCTCAGTTGAGATACTCGGCCCTAGCACAGTCGTATACAGTCCAGACAAACCTCTGTCTTGCGGGGCTAAGGTTTGGATCGAGACTGAATCTGAAGTGATTGTGAATTAATCAAAAGAAAGCCTTGCTTATCTCAAACAGGTAAGTTAATCTTACCTTTCTGGAACGAACCAGACTTGCACTTAACAACCAAAACGAGGGGTGGCCAATCATGGGCTAGTTAACAGGTTTAGCGCCATTACCTGATGAGGCGCATTGTAAGAGATTCAGAAAGGGCAATATCCATCTTCCGGTATGGCAGAGAAACCGGATCTTTAAGGGGTGATCAACCTATAAATTGATCACCCCACTTTAAAAGTAGTTTTATTTGATGTGTGGCGGTGCTGAGAATCGAAGAAGCCTGAGGCATTAAGTGAACGCATAAGAGCGGTCATGCCGTATCGGTTGATTAGATGGACGCACTAATCGAAGAAAGCTGGAGTTAACCGACCAGCCCACACTTCAAATAAATCAACTAAACAATAACGGTGAATAAAATGGTAATTTCAAAAGAGTTTCAGATAACTGGAGTGATAACTAGGACTTCCGGTGGATGGTCTGAGCGACACTTGTTCGCGCTGACCCACTCAAAGAAGTATGAAATGAGAGCCCTTACCCTAACTATGTTTTTCTTCGCTGTTGATATTGGCTGGAGTTCACCATGCAGCCGGCGGTCGTAAATATGAAAGATATGGTCGAAATGATCCTAAACCCAATGATGAGAAGGGCTCCGAATGGCAAGATAAGCGAGAAAATGCTTGATGCTTTTTTACTCGGACTGCCTCCAAGGGTGAAAGGTCCGAAAGGTTCCGGAAGAACCAGATATAAGCTCTGGGCATCTGAGAACTGGGGTGTGAGTTTAGATTCTGTTGTGAGAGCAGCAAGGAAGAGAGGAGAGTGAGTATGAGCACATTGGTTGAAAGGTTGAGGGGTAACGCAGCTCTAGTGAGTAAGCGAACCCACATGATTACGTCTCCTGAAATATTCCTAGATGCGGCCCAGCGCATAGAGGATCTTGAGGGTGAGTTAATGGAGTCTCACAATATGCTCAGGGCGGAAAAGTTACGCAATAGCCTAGCCAGCCTGAGGTCGAAATGAAACAGTCAAAAGTGGAATCTCTAATCGAGGCAGCCATAAACGTAATCATCGGATCGGTGATTGCCTTAATTAGCCAGTTGATATTATTCCCCATGTTCGACATACACATTACGTTCGGAACTGACATGGTTTTAGTGGCTTGGTTTACAGCTATCAGCCTTGCTAGGAGCTACATTATCCGGCGATGGTGTGATGCTGAATTACATAGAATCGCGTCGCTAATTGCTGGTCGATTTGGGGCTTATGGGTGATGGGGCCAACATCAACCCTACAAATAGAGGTGTGGGCCAAAACAATCCCAAACTGTGTAACAAGGTCGGTTTATAGGTCTATTTGGCAAAGAAGGAATGGTTATTTGGAAGCCCCTTGCAAGCCCCTTCGAAGGGGGTTCGTAGACCCTTGCAAGACCCTCGGAAGTATAACAGCTACAACTACAGCTACAGCTACAGCTACAACTACAACTGATTCCCTCTCCAATGGATGCCACGATAACTAAACAGAACTCCTTACCCCAGCAACTCTAGGATTTCAATTTGTGTGCAGATAGACCTTGGACAGGTGGGGTAAGATTAACTCACTTAATAACCAACAACAAAAACAATGCGAGTCACCCAATGTCATGCCAAACAGCCTTAGAGCTTAGAGAATCACTCCTCGATGAGGCGGATAGATCCGGCTACGGGGTAACTCACGGCGGAACGACTCAGTGGGATGCGATGGTTGGCGAACTTATTGATGGTAATGGGGTCGATGGCGAAATTGAATTTTTGGGGGGTGGTGAAGAATTCTCCGGCTCCCCGTCAGTGAGAATGTTTATTCGCGAGTGCCTGCAGGTATCTTAATTCCACAAAGTTCTTGACAGGGCGTCTAGGTAAGTATATCTTACCCAGCGTAATGCTATAAATACGCATTCTTTAATTAACTTAAATGGGGATTTGCACTCATGCTTGATGACGATAACGGTTTGATCTCAGATGATAATTGGGTGTTGTCGATGGATGACGAGGCTTGGTTTTGAGTAAAGAAGGAATTATCACGAAAGACCCTACAGGCTTACCAGATAACAACGGAATTGAGGGTTTTAACCTAATCGCCGCAGAATGGTCGTGCTCAGAAGGCTGGACAATCATTGTTGGCAAAGAGGGCATTTGACCTTGTACAAGATAAAGGTTTATGTCGCTCACGGGTACTACGAATACTCTGTGCCGGAAATGGACAGCGCATTGGAACACGCGCAAGTTATATCTGAGAGAGGGTCTTATCGGCGCTCTCGGCCTGATGGGGCTGTAGAGTTCCATAAGGTTGTTAAGGTTAAGGTCGAAGGGGCGGGTCTGGAGAGCGAATATCCGGATAAGTTTAAGCGAACCTAGCGTGAGAATTTAATAATTCAATGGGTGGCGATACCCAGCTTGGGCGATCCCGAGCGAATTGAATCTAGACTCTGAGCTAGTATCGCAACTCAGAACAAACACAGTAAGCCAAAGGATTGGCTGTTAAGAGCAAGGATGCTCGACCATATTTCCCGATGAGTGAAAATGGTTAGCTAATTCAGGATGAATAGCAATAAGCGCACACGTTGAGCGCAAGGATAAATCGGCGCTGAACGGTCAAACAATGGAATGGAAACTTACAGCAAGAGCTGGCTGGCTAACAAATTTGATGTTGATCGTCGCTCAATTGACACATATATCAGTGAAGTTTATGAGCCTTGCCATATTAACGGTAAGCGCCATGAGTGGAGTATCGCTGTTGCAGCTATCGCGCTTGCACCGCTATTAATCACCCGAGGCAAGGTTGAGTTAGGCGATGATGATGAGCGTGATCCTGAACGTATGGAGCCGATAAACCGTAAACACCACTACGATGCGGAGTTAAAAAAGGCTCAAGTTGAGGCCCTTCAGAGAAGTTTAATACCTGTAGAGGAAGTTAGGGAGACTGCCGCTACTGCGTTTAAGAGTTTGTCTCTTGGGCTAGATATTATCCCAGACAGGATTGAGCTTGAGTGTGGCTTAGCTTCGGATCAAATCAAATCGATGACAAGGATTATCGCTGAGCATAAATCGAATCTCATGGCTGACCTGTTAGGGGAATTCCAGTGACACATTTCGGTTCATCGGTTGAAGTCTTTTCAGAAGCTCTAGACATACTAAGACCGGCAGCTCAAATGTCGGTGTCTGAGAACGCTGCTGATAAGGTTGTTCTTAAGTCGGCAGCAATAGCTGGGCCGTTTAACCCAGAGCTTTCTCATCTAATGAGTGAGCCTGCAAATCTCTCAAGGAGTAGAGAGTTTGATTCGATAGTTTTAGTGGCTCCAGCTCAGATTGGTAAAACCCAATCTCTAGTTTTAAATGTCATGGCCGACCGGATTGCAAATAATCCGACAGACATGATGCTCATCGAGAAGAGTCAAGGTGATGCGCGAGATTTCTCCGCCACCAGATTCGACAGAATGATACAGGATTCGCCCATGCTGCAGCCTTGCATGGTTTCAGGCAAGGGCAAGGATAACGTCTACGATAAGTGGACTAAGGCTGGGACGATAATTAGATTCGCCCACCCATCAAAGAATGCTTTGGCGGGAAAGCCAGTACCTTTGATGCTCATGACGGATTATGACCGTTATCAGGACAACATTGGTAAGGAGGGTGGCGTATTTGAACAGGCCGCTCAACGTCCGAAAAGTTTTATGTCGAAAGGTATGGTAATTGCCGAATCGACACCAGCAAGACCAGTTATAGACCCTAAATGGGTGGCATCGGAAGGGAGTCATGAGGCTCCACCTACAAGTGGAATTCTCGGGCTGTACAATACAGGTGATCGAAGGATCGCTTATGGGCAATGCCCTCATTGTGATGATTACTTCATTCCGAACCCAAACCCAGATCTTTCGTTATGGGTTCCGGAGCATGGAAGTCCGGAAGAACGTGCAGACCAAGTATGCCTTAAGTGCGTATTATGTGGAGGTCTGATAGAGGTAAGTCAGGAGCGAGAATTCAGAGCCTCAGGAGCATGGGTTAAGGAAGGTCAGGGAATTGACCGTAGTGGAAATCTAATCGGTCTTGGCCGTCAAAGCAAGAGAGCGTCGTTTTGGGTTTCGGGTTGGTTTGCCAGTTTTAATAGCTGGTCAAATTTAGCCTTAACATATATCCGCGCAAAGGAAGACTTTGAGCTGAACGGATTAGAATTATCGCTGCAAAATACATGCAATCAGATGTTTGCCAGCCCGTATATCGAGCAGGCAAGAAGATCAGAGGTTCAGGGCTTCGAGAAATACAAGGAGAGAGCCATTGACACACCTAAATTCCATGTTCCTGAGGGAGTTAGAGTCATCATTACATCGGTTGATGTACAGGGTGGCGCTAAGGCTAGGTTCGAGGTTTTAAGGACTGGTTTCGGTAAAGGAAATAGAACTTGGCCGATGGATAGATTTGCATTGGTTGACTCTAAGCGTGGAGGTCGAATAGATCCATCCACAATGATTGAAGACTGGGATATTTTAACCGATTTGTCCACAAGCACACTCAAGCTTGGCGGCGATCAAGAGTTAATGAATCACATATTATGCGTCGATTGCGGCGGTGAGGATGGGGTTTATGACAGGGCTCTAGACTGGTATAGGGAGCTTAGCTTTCAGGCTCAAGATAGGGTTTGGCTAGTTAAGGGAGACAGTAAGACGTTTAAGGCGTCACAGTCGGCCCCATTGGTTAATAAGACCATGCCTGACTCTACAAAAAGGTCAGGGTCTAAGGTTTCAAGCACGGGCGATGTTCCGGTGCTAATGGTGAACACTCACCGCCTTAAAGATATGGTCTATAACGACCTTCAAAGGGATGAGGATGGCAATGGATTTGTCACATTCAGCTCTGATTTTAAAGACGCTCATTACGAAGAATTATTTAATGCCGAGGTCAGGGGTTCCGATGGATGGGATCAGATCAGAGGTAAAGCCAACGAGACGTTCGACTTATTTACTTATGCCAGAGCAGTCTGGCATCACATAGGCGGACATGAGATTGATTGGCTCCGGCCCCCAATATGGGCTGCTGAAATGGACACAAACTCTAACGTCATAACTAAGGGCGTCAGACAAACAATTAAATCACGACCGAGGCGAAGGGTTAGAAATGGCGGATAGCACCGAATTAGCTGCAAGGTTGGAGATTTTACAGGACGCTATGGCTTCCGGTGAATTCAGCGTTAAGCACAACGGCAGGGCTGTAACTTATCGCAACCTTGATGAAATGCTGGCTCTTGAGGCCAAGTTAATCAAAGAGATTAATGGCTCAGCAAAGCCGTACAAAAAATCATATCGGCTGTGTGTCGATAGGGGGCTTTAATTGATATTAGACTCTTCAGGGTTGCCGATCTCCAGCGCAGACAATCTAAAGCAGATGGGCCGATCAACTAATTACGTCTCTGGATCAAGGGGTCGTAGAGCAGGCTCGATGACTACCCGAAAGGCTGGGCCAAACTCTGCGGTTGTTGCCGAGCTTAGGGTTATCCAAGGCAGATCTCAGGACGCTTCTCGTAATTCGCCGCACATAAAGAATGCTCACAGGCAGCTAGTAAGTCATGAGATAGGTTCTGGCATAAAGCCTAGGTTCGAGCTAAAGAACCCCAAGTTAAATGACGCTATCACGGAGTTATGGAGTCAGAGCTGTAAAGAGCTGGTTTCTGATGGCGTTGGCAATTTCTACGCTGGCCTAAGATTGATATCACGGGCGCGTAATGAGTCGGGCGAGGTATTTATTCGTCGCAGACGTAAGCAGTCAAGATCTAGTCTTGCTGTCCCGATTCAGGTTCAGATTCTTGAGTCGGAAATGTTAGATGCGTCATACGATGACCTGCTGACTAACGGAAATATAGTTCGGGCTGGGGTTGAGTTGAATCGATCTGGTGAGCGCGTCGCTTATCACTTCTTTATCAATCATCCAGACGAAAAAATAGGTTTTAGTGGATTAAGTAATGAGCGCGTTCGAGTTTTAGCGAAGGATGTTATTCATCATTTCATACCAACCCGAAATGGTCAGCTTCGCGGGGTTCCGATCAATAGCGCGTCGTTGTTTAAGAACGCGAACCTAGAGCAGTATGACGATTACGAATTAGAGCGCAAAAAGCTTAAATCGGCATTCACTGGGACAATTGAAACGGAAGCTAAATGGAATGATAAAGGCCAGCAGCTCGACGCAATAACGGGCCAGCCAATTACCGGCGATGAAGAAACTCCCGACGTAAGTACAACGGCAGGATCAATCACTGAGTTGGCGGCAGGCGAAACACTCAATCTATTTGATGCTGAGAAGGGTGGAGAGTTCTATTCGGACTACATGCGACAACAGCTAATGTCGATTGCCAGTGATCACGGAATCCCCTACGAGTTGATGAGCGGGGACTGGTCCCAGATAAAGAGTGATCGTTTATGGCGTTCTGCGATGAACAGCTTTAAGCGAGAGATTGGCGCGATACAAGATATTTACATGGTTGGTCAGGTGTGCGCCCAAGTACAGGCATGGTGGACGGATGCAATAGTCCTTCACGACCGATTAACACTACCAAATTATTCCACTCAAAGAAGTGAGTACCTTAAGTGCGATTGGACGCCACAAGGCTGGGCATACGAACACCCTGTCCAAGATCTGCAAGCGGCTAAGCTGGGAATCGAAATGGGCTTAACCACAGTCCACTCAGAGGCTCGTAAAAGGTCAGGCGACGCAAAGTCAGCTCAGGAAGAGAACGTCCTTTACAGGGCTAGACAGAAAGAGCTGGAAGACGAACATAACTTAACAGAGGACGTTGACAAGAATGAATCTGACTCAGATAGCAACTAGGATTTACAACACGCCGTTAATGCTGGATCAGGACTACGCCGCAGTGTTCCTGACGGCCATCGCTGATCGCATCGGGATGACTGAAATTGTAGGT